TAACATTAGTACAGATTTAGAAGTGAGTACAGAAAAGTTATCCAGTATACTTTTTGATGGGTGGAACATAGACTAAGGAAGTTCAATGTATTCAAGATACTCTTACAAAGATAAAAAAGTTGTAAAAACTAAGGATGGAGATGAAAGTACTATATACGAGTACTCTCCGCAGGCCATTAATAAAAGACATAAAGAAAAGTCTGAAAAGGTAGAAAAACTTCGTAAGAGTATAGAGAAGTTAGAGAAGACTGTTAGTAAGGACTTGGACTCTAAAGAAAAGTCACAGGTAGCCTTAGCTGTTGCCTTAATCAACCATACTTATGAAAGAGTAGGGAATGATGGTAGTGCTGACAATGGACACTTTGGTGTAACAGGTTGGCAAAAGAAACACATTAAGTTTAATGGAGATAAAGCCACTTTAACATATACAGGTAAAAGTGGTGTGGATCATGTAAAAGATGTCACGGACAAAAAACTTGTTAAAATGTTAAAAGACTTAACAAAAGAACATGATGAAGAAGATTGTATTTTAATGGATGTTTCCTCTACAGATGTAAACGAATACTTAAAACAGTTTGGTGTAACTGCTAAAGACTTAAGGGGTTACCACGCTAATAGGGAAGTACAAGAACGCTTACAAAACATTAGAAAAGATAACGGTAAGTTACCTAAAGATAAAAAAGAAAGGGAAAAACAATTAAAGGAAGAGTTTAAACAAGCCATAGACGAGGCTTCTGAAGTTATTGGACACGAAGCCGCCACATTAAAAGGACAATACTTAGTTCCTCATATGGAGGAAACTTTTCTTAAAGATGGTACTGTTATAACTTCTTTAAAAATGGCTACAAAGTCAGATAGTGAAAAGGAACAAGAAGAAGACGAAAGATTAGTAAGACCTTCTCCTAAAAAGAAACCCCCTCGTAAGGACAAGCGTAGAAATAGAGTACAAGACACAGACTCTGACTCGGATAGGGATCAAGATAAGAAGGATCGTTCTAATAACGATAAAGACGCTAGTGTAAGAGTGGCTACGAGATACTTAAACAAAGTAGCTGTTCGTCTTGCGATGTTAAGAAGGTAAGAGACTATGAGTAATAGACATTTAGTAAGGTTGGCTGTTAGGTCTGTAATGAGTAAAGGTGAACTAGTTAATGTAATTAATACAGAAACGGGTAAGGCTACCCAAGTAACCAAAGAGACTTTAAAATCAGATCCTTCCAAGTACAAGGAAGTTAAAGAGGAAGATTCTTCTAAGGACAAAGAAACTGAAAGTAAAAGTACTGAAAATGTAGAAACACCTAAACCTTCTAAAGAGGACTTAAAGAAACAGTATCCTAATGTACCTGACAATATAATGCAGGAAGCCATAGATAACTACAACACTGAGGATCTTAAAGAGTTCTTAGAAGAAGAAGAGAAGTTGGTTCAAAAACAAAAAGAACAAGTTAAACAACAAAAGAGACAACAAAGGGAACAGTCTAAACCTAAATTAAATGATGTGTCCCAACAGTTAAAACAAAAGAGAGAACAAGACCAAAAGGAAAAGGACCGACAAGAGCGTGGCCAAAAGCCCCCTTCACAAGACGCGGTTAGGGAACAAATTAAACAGTCTGGGTTAGAAACATTTAATAACTTTAAAGATGCGGACTTAGATTCTATACAAAGTCAAGTGTCCAGTATGGAAAGTTACTTAAGTAACTTAGGAAAAGACCCAGACGCCTCTGATGAAGAAAAAGCCGAGGCAATGGCAAACTTAGGTGCTTTACGCGTTTTAGAAACAGTAAAAGCAGGTGAGGAGGCTACAGGTATTGGAACAGCGGCTTCTATGATGGTTAATCAGGCTGTAAACTCTGGGAACGAAGACTTAATCGGTAAGTTTATTATGTCTGACTTGTACGGAGGTCAGGCACAAGAAGCCTCCGTAGCCACACAAGCCGCTTATAGAGATACTTTAGATACTATTCCTACTAACGACTTAATGCATATCTTACCAGAAGATCATCCTGGTAGAGAGTTAGCTAAAATGTTGTCTGATGTGTCCAAAAACGGTCCTGCTAGATTTCTTAATGAAAAGGATAAAGCCGAGATAGGTGAGTGGCTTAAAGATATGTTACAGGCTGAAGCCAGTTTTATGGACCCCGCCTTATCTGGACCAGATAAAACTGTAGGAGAAGCCAAAGTAGAAGCCAGTAAAGTTTACGGCGAGATTCAAGACGCGGACTTAGGGGGTTCTAAGGATCGTTCACAGTTTAAGATAAGAACCAAGTCCTTAGTACAAAACTTTATAGATAAGGCTACAAGTTTTGTTAGAGATATACAAGGGGACCCTATTTTAACAAGTGAAGATTATGTGAGAGAGTTAGAACGTAAACAAAAAGAGTTAGAAGCGGAAAGGGCTAAAGCCTTAGCAGAGTTAGAAAAGAAGAATGAAGAGATGAGTACACAAAATAAAAAATCCAGTATAAGTAAAAATAAATCAATACCTTCTCTATATCGTAGACCTATTAGTAGTGATCACTTTAACTTAATGTCTATAGATAGAACAATGACCAGAAAAGTAGCAGAAAACTTTGTTAATTACCAAGAGAGAGCCAATCAGTTTACAGTAGGTGACACTGTAACTGTTTATGGGTATCGTAAAGATTTCGCTGGTCGTGTTACAGGTGTTTACCCAGGTATCGGAATGGTTGATGTGGAATTTCCACAAGGTAATAAAAGGTATCCTGTAGAGCAGTTACAGTTGTTTAGTAGTAATGGTAATGTAGAACCTCCTTTAACACAAAGTGGTCGTGTTGCTATGACTAAAAGAGTTGCTTTATATTGGGCAGATAAAAATAGACAATACCGAATGAACAAAAATGAGATCTCAAGTGGTAAGGCTTACTGTCCAAGATGTGGACAAGACCATCTTTTAAGTCCTACTAACTATAAGATGAGAGATGGTGTTAGAGAGCGTTTATTAGGTTGTGGAAACTGTTTATTCTTAGTAAAGGACTTAGACATTTTAAATAGTCCTTTTAAAGAAACAGACTGGGAGTAAATAATATGGCGTTCCTTAAGAAAGCAAATGCTGTTGTAGTACATCCTCGTATTAATACTCAAAACTGGTCTAACATTAGAACGGCTAGTGGTAATGGTTCTAACTTTACTACACAAGCAAAAGACATTTTAGGTGGTGATATAGATCCTAATAAGTACTTGTTTACACATTGTACTATTGTTGCTAGTGTAGATACAGATACTGTACCTGGTGTTAAAACAGGTTCCAAGGTCGTAGAAGGTAATAAGACTATTCAAAGACCTTACGCGGATTACTATATTAAACCACAATGTTCACAGTTTGTTAATAACAACGGGGACAGTTGGTCTAGAGAAGTTTTATTAGCCTCCTACAGAAGTTTTATTGGAGCACATAACTTTCAAGAGCATGTTCAAATAGAAGAACAGTCTAAAGGTCGTATTATTGACGCAGTGGCTAGAGACATTGGGGATAGTGTATACATTGACATCCTTGTGGCCACAGATAGAAAACACGCTCAGTTAGTAAGTGACATTGAAAATGGAAACCTTACTACATTATCTATGGGTTGTACGACAGAGTTTACTATTTGTTCTCAGTGCGGAAACTTGGCTGTAGACGAACCACAATTGTGTGACCATATTAAGTACAGTAAACTTAATACTTTTATGGACGAGAGTGGACAGAAAAGAGTTGTAGCAGAGTTATGTGGACATAAAGATTACAGTACTAATGGTGGTGTAAACTTTATAGAGGCTTCTTGGGTTGGTGTACCTGCGTTTACAGGCGCTGTAATGAGGAACATTATTACACCAGAGTCTATTCCAGTACAAGCCACACAAGTTTTAAATACTGTCCCCACACAATGGGATAATACACAATCTTTAAAAGCCGCAAGTTATGAAATGTTTAGACATGCTGAAGAAGGGGATGAGGTTGTAGAAGAAACACCAGTCCCTAGTAGTTCTTTTAAAGATTTAGAAGACGAGATGTACAACAGTATTAAAACCAGAGTACAAGATCGTATTAAACAAGAGTTGGAAAACTCTAATGTTAACTTACCTCCAGCAGATGGTCCTAATGACTCTATTATTAAAGAGGGTTCTAAAGTAAAACAGGCACAAACTATTTATAAAGTTGCTATGGGTACTTTAGTAAAGACTAGTCAGGATCACTTTGATGTTGTAAGGGGTGTAAGTAAAGTTAATGAAAGTTTTGGTATTTACTTACCTCAAAGTTTATATGTGGCTGCTATTAAGTTAGGTTCTGTTCGAAAATACGGGAGTATTAATGAATACAGAAAAGCCTTAACAAAGGTAGCAACCTCTAATCGTTTTAATGCTGTTGGTATCCGAATGTTAGTTCGTATTGGCACATTACTATCCCAGTGGGAATCTTTTAACAATAAACAATAAACAGGAGTCTAAAATGAGACGACGATCTTTTAGAAACCGCTCAGTTATGAGCAACTCCCGCACAGCAAACACCGCTAGACGGGATAGTTCTTTTGGTTCTAACACTGAAAGAAAAGCCAAGTTAACTCGTAGACAAGCTTTAAGAAGACTTGAAGCCTTGTCCTCTTTGCCAGAAGGTGAAATGGATCACCCAGCAGCACAAGCACAACCTGCTTTCAACAAGTATGAAAAAGGTGACACTTCTGCTTGGGGTGAAGATGTACACTCTGGTCCTTACACCAATGGTGAACACCCAGCAACACCAGATGAAGGTCCTTCACATCCAGCATACAAGTCGGCTCGTGAAATGGCTCGTTTGGAGCGCAAGGCTTCTAAGTGTGTTCGTATCGCAGAACTTACATTAGGTAGAACAGCCTCTGCTAGACAAATTGAAAACAAAGCTTTGTCTTTAATGGATACTCCTGATGCTATTCTTAACCGTCGTTTAAATCGTTTGGCTTCTATGGAAGAAAAAATGGAACACGAAATGATGGAAGAGTCCATGCAAGAAAAGATGGAATGGATGGATGGACAGATGGAAGAAGCCATGGAAGAAAGTGAAATGGTAGAAAGCATGAAGTCCGCACAATTGTTAAAGCGTTTGGCTGGTCTTGAGTCTAAACTTGTTAAGTTAGCCGAAGAAGAAGAAAAGGCTGAAGAACAAGTAGAAGAGTCTAAAGAGGAATCTAAGGAAGAATCTAAGGAAGAATCTAAAGAGGAAGCCAAGAAAAAAGCATCCTTGCTTCGTAGATTGTCTTTCTTAGAGCGTAAGTTAAAAAGACTTGCTGCTGAAGAAGAGGCAATGGAAGAAGAAGCGGAAGAAAAGCCTGAAGAGTCTAAAAAGAAAGCCCGTTTGTTAGCCATGCGTCGTAGAAGAGCCGCAGAGGAAATGGAAGAATCTAAAGAGGAATCTAAAGAGGAATCTAAAGAGGAATCTAAAGAGGAATCTAAAGAAGAAGCCAAGAAAAAAGCTTTTGCTAACTTGACTCGTACACAAAAACAAGCAATGTTCGAGTTCATGATGGACATGATGGGTGAAGACTTCGCTCCTGTAGTTGAAGAAGAAATTGTTGAAGAAGCAATGTCTCCTGAAATGGCTGAAATGATGGAAGCCGAAATGATGGAAGACCAAGCTTTGGAAATGATGTCTGACCTTGACGACCCAATGGGTGTAATGGATGAGTCTATGTCTGATGCTGAAATGATGATCCTTTCACGCTTGTTTGGTAAGAACGCAGAAGATGCTGAAAAGAAAAAAGAAGACGAAGAAAAAGCTGAGTCTGAAGCGGCGGAAACTGTACAAGAGGAAGTAGAAGAAGAAGCCAAAGAAGAAAAGAAAGAAGAGTCTAAAAAGAAAGCCTCTTTAAGACCACAACCTAAGAAGGCTGCTACTGGAGCCACTAGATTGGGTGGTGTATCTAAAGAAGCCTCTGATGATCTTTCTGACTTGTCTAAACTTTGGGCATCTGCTCCTGACATTCGTCGTTTCTTCTAATCTTAGATTAGTTTAAACAAACTAAGGGTGGTTTTAAAACCACCCTTTTTTATTATAAAAAACTACAATACTTAGTTTATACCTTTAACTTATATGTAGGGCACATAGTGTGTTCCTACTTGACTTTCATAATCAACCCTCACTGGTAAACAGTGAGTTAAAGCATAAGGAGTAATTATGCCTTTACTTGGACAAGCGAGCGGTGGATTTACTGAGAGTTCATCTGCGTTGAGAATCCTTCACGTCGGTATTCGTAATACTGTGGGAATCTTGACTGACGATGCGTTCACTCAGACCAATCCTCCTCAAACAGCAACTGGTGTTGCTACTATCTCACAATCAATCGGACTTGATACTGCTGTATTGGGTGTTCTGAGTGGTTCTATTGCATTTGCTAGACCAGACGCTGGATCAAACTACATTGGTGGTCCTTCTGATGGTGCTACAATCGCAGCATTCCAAGCACCTTTGGGTCTTTTCATTAACAACGCTGTTGGAAACGCCTTTGAAAACACACCTGGTATCGCATCAGGAAAAGGACCTTATGTTTCTGGACAAGGTACTTACGCTTCTTCATTGTACGAAACTCGTATCTTAGTAGCTACTGGTGGTTTATCTGCTGGTGATGACATTACTTTTGTTGTTGGACAAGAGTTAATGGCTTCTTTGAATGGTTACTTAATGCCTCGTTTTGACGGTGCAACTGGTGTTCAACTTGACAACACTAATAACTCATTCGAATCTAAGAACTCTGCTAAGCAAGGAACTACCACTATTGGTATCCTTAAAATGCCTGCAGATTCTGTACAACAAGAAATCGTATTCGACCAACGAATCTAATAGGAGGAAATAATAATGTCCGTATCTAATTCCGTTAAGGCAAAGTTGATTTCCGATTATATTGGAACAGCTGGTGGCCGTGCTAAACTTGCAGCATCTATGACACAACCATTGCGTCTTCGTAGAGACTATATGGCTGTTGGTCGTAAAACCTTTTTGGTTGAGCAACTTCCAGATGGTGCATTACCAATCTATGACAAAGATCCTGATGTAACTGCTTATGTAGTTGGTGAAGAAGGTGAAAACATCATCGCTGTTACTAAGCCTCGTCGTGTTATCTTCCCATTGTTCGAGATTGCTTCTAACCCTGAGATTCCTTTGACTCAAATCAAAGAGCGTCGTTTCGACTTGATTGAAAGAGCACAAGACTTGGCTCGTGGCCAAATCCAAGCAGCAGAAGACGAAAGAGTATTCGCTGTTCTTGATGCTATCGCTTCTGATGGTTTCGATTCAATTGCTGGTGGTGAAAACCCAGACATTCCTGTTGTTGCTCCTTTGAATGGTTCTGTATTGGCTGACGCCTTTGCACAAGTTGAAAGACATGACTTGCGTGTTGCTCGTGTATTCATGAACGCTCGTGACTACGCTGACTTGCGTAAGTTCGGTCGTGACATCTTGGATCTTGAAACACAACGTGACTTGTTGAAGACTGGTTTGATGGGAACTCTTTGGGGTGCTCAAATCATTACTTCTCGTTTGGTTCCTGTAGGTACAGTTTATGTATGTTGTGAGCCTGAGATGTTTGGTCGTATTCCAGTTCGTACAGAGTTGACTGTATTGTCTGCTGACGATCCTAAAGCTCGTACAATCGGTTTCTCTTGTTTCGAAAACTTGGGAATCGGTGCTTACAACCCTAAAGGTTTGGCTCGTTTGTCAATCGTTCGTTCATAATCTGAACATTAGGTTGTAAAAGTAAAGGGTTCTACTCAAAAGGTAGAACCCTTTTTTGTTTAATACTCTATCAAAAACACTTGTGGTACAGTAATAAGGAATAAGGACTTCGAGGTTTATGTGTATATAGGATTAAGTATATTGGTAGTTTTACTTTGTAACTTTATTGTCTACAGAGTAAGTTTTTATTTGGGTATTAGAATAAGTACGGACTTTATGGTAGACGAGTTAGAAAATAACGGATACATCGTAGAGTTTCGTGAGGACCAGATAATAGTAACACCTAAGTATTCTATCGAATGGTATAAACAACGAAGACAAAAAGTACTTAACTTAGGGGCCAAATATGATAATGAACATGAACATTAAAATTAAAACTGTACATCCAAAAGCCGTTATTCCAGTATATGCTAAACCTGGAGACGCAGGTTTAGACTTAACTTGTACAGAGGTTAGTGTACAAGATAACATAGTCACTTATAAAACAGGATTGTGTATGGAGATACCTGTTGGGTATGTTGGACTACTGTTTCCTCGTTCAAGTGTGTACAAACACGAAATACAACTCTCTAATAGTGTTGGTGTAATAGACAGTGGGTACAGAGGTGAGATAATGTTAAAGTATCGTTTATTAAACGATGGAACCTTTTACACAGAGGGTGAGAGAGTGGGCCAGATTTTAATACTACCTTATCCTAAGGTACAGTTCACACAAGTAGATAGTTTGTCCGAAAGTGATAGAGGAACTGGCGGGTATGGTAGTACAGGAAAATGAAAATAGTAGATAGTAATTTACCTATTGTGGGTACAAGGTTGTTTCATAGTGTAGAGAAGTGGTATGGTACAATCTACAGATGTAGAAGACAACGAAACAAACTTATAGGGTTTGTTTGGGTGTGTGATTCTTATAAGACAGTAGACATTACTAATTGTTTATGGGATAACGATAAACAATACTGGGTTCTATAGTACGAACTTTTTAAGGTCTTCTTCTGACCATGGGTGTTGTTCTAGTACTTTGTAATCGTGTAACAGTGTGTACACTTCTTTAATACACTTTTTACGAGAGTCAAAAGGACCTATTTCTGTGCCGTCTGGAGCACATATAAACCAACAATCATTACCCACAAAATAGATTTCCATTAAGTAGTCTATCTCTTGTGGGTTAGTACAGGTTAAAGTTTTCATTCTGAGGTACTCTCTAAAGGTTGGAAATATAACCTTATTACCATCGTCGAAAAATAATGGTGGAGGTACAATCTTAACTTGATTTAACTTTTCAAGTCTGGATAGTTCTCTAAGAACACAAGCCAAATTATTTGTGTCCTTTAACATTGTAGCGATGGTGGTATATCTTTCAGACATAATACTTCCTCTATAACAGTATATAGTAAACGGATAGGTTTATTATTTATTAAAAAATAAAAAAGAGATTAACAGATGGCCGCTAGAATCAGATCAACAGTAAACGGTATTAACCCCTTGGATGAACAAAGTAGGGAAGATGTTTCCATTGGGAATGTTGTTTCTGTTGTTTCCATAGATGGGGCTACTACCTATAATTGGGAACTTTCCTTTGTCCCAGAAGGGTCTACAGCTACCTTTTCTGGTACAAGTACAGATGCTTCACCAGGTTCTTTTACTGTGGACTTAGAAGGACCTTACTTAGTAAAACTAACTACAGATACAGGTTTAATAACGGAATCTGTACAATAT